AGGCTGACGCAGAAAGAGTCAGGACCGCAGCGTCGAGCGCATCGGCATCTGCGTCGGCTACGGTCTCGGCGCAGAGGATACAGCAACCAACTGCTACTGCGTCCTGCACTGTTACAGCGTCTGCCCAAGGCTTTATGTCAATAGTCGGAGCGGTTGCAGATACTTGCTCAACTAGCGTCTCGATTGATTATGTTAGAATTAGACCATTTGCTGCATCTGACCAGGTTCTCAGCTCAATTACAGACTCTGACTGCAGATACAAATGGATACCAGTTACCGGCCCATCAGACACTTGGACCGAAGCCAGCTACCGAGGTGATTAAAAATGGCTGATACAACTACCACTACTTTTAGTTTAACCAAGCCAGAGGTCGGAGCATCTGACGATACCTGGGGCACCAAGTTAAACACCAACCTGGACACCATCGACGATCTGCTTGATGGCACCACTGCTATCCAACCAAACCTGACCGCAGGGTCTTGGAAGATTGGTGGCACGGCAATCACTTCCACAGCAGCAGAGCTGAATATTCTTGACGGTGTTACGGCAACAGCGAGCGAAATTAACTACCTAGATATAACAACTCTGGGAACCTCTGAGGCTTCCAAAGCCGTTACAGCAGACGCAAACGGAGATGTAACGCTTGCAGCCGAGCTCAAGGCCACTAGCTACAACGAAACCTATTCAGCACTGTCAGGCACCACGCCAAGCGTAGACTGTGAAGCGGGTAATGTGTTCGCTTTATCAACCACAGGCAACACAACATTTACTTTTAGTAACCCGCCAGCAACAGGCACAGCATACGGAATGCTGATCAAGCTAACCGCAGGTGGTACTCATACAATTACCTGGCCTGCTTCAGTGGATTGGGCCGGCGGTACGGCACCTGATGCGCCTGCAAGTGGTGAGACAGATGTTCTCGGTTTTATCACGCATGACGGCGGTACTACTTGGTACGGATTCCTGGCAGGAGATGCTCTCGCATGAGTTTTATCACAAAGACAGTTATGCCAATTGCCGCCGCGGGTGTTGGAGGTGAGTCTTATTGGATTGCTGAATATGATCCAGGTAATACAACCTATTCTGGTGACCCGACAAACTTTAATGGCGGGCATTGGATAGAAGAAGATAATTCTGGGACTGTTGGCTTGATTGGTGTGAGTAACGAATGGTATTCAGACGCAAGCTCAGATCGCGTGTTTTTTATGAATATTGATCCGTCTACTGGCACAGGATCAAACTTAAAAGTTTGGAGGCCCGCAGGATCATATCTAAGTTCTGATAGATACTGGCAGCGATGTCAATATGACAAGAGCATAGGTAAATGGGTGTGTGTAGTCCAAACCGGGCAGTGGTATCTGTCTAACGGAAATTCAACGAGCAGACCGATTGTATATTTTTTGAATGATGACGGAACCGTATCTTCTGAGTTTTCAAATAGCAGTATGAGGGACATGGCATACAGTATGTGTCCTTTGACCGGCATAACAAACACAGGGTCAGATGTTTGCGACATTGTCACAGGCAATGGAGAGTCAATTTGGTATTACAAGATTGACCCAGACGGCGGGACTACCGGAAGGCTGACAATAGGATACGAGGCCACAGACAGTAATAATTGGAAAAACCATAGAGGGATGTTGGCGTCTCCAAATGGTAGTCGGTTTGCTCATATCAATTACAATCAATCAGGTTATGAAACATCTGTAAGTTTTCATCCAGCAGGAGGCACATCCCTCAGTTATTATTCAAGAAAAGTACCGGGCAGTCATCAAGGCTCTGGATACGATACAGACAACTCCAGAAATTTATTTGGGCATGACGTTGGTTTTACTGGTGGAGCCAACACATACAATGTCTACATGGGAACTTTCTACAATTCTCAGTCCCGATTGTCCGCTATAAGAATTAACGACTCAGCAACTTACTATTATTGTCAGTGGAGCAGAAGAACTGACTATAACAGTAGCCAAAGTAATTTCAGATCTTTCCCTAAGAATTTTATAGCTGAAGCGACAGGTGATTATGTATATGGCGTAAATGTTGTTACATGGAACTCGTTTCAACAAGAAGCCCTTGTTATCACAAAGTACAATAAGTCTGATATGAGTGTTGACTCGCAAATCGCTATAAAGTGCGAGAGAGGTGTTAGTATCTACAACCAAACATTTAATTCCCAAAACGGTTTTAATGTTTCGTTGTCCAGAGACGAGACAGCATTATATGTTGGTGGCACTACCAAAGATAATGATGCTAATTGGGGCGAAGAAGTAATGTACGCTTGGAGACTCCCGGTTGATTTTTCAACGATCAACTTTGGAACTTATGGTGATTGGAAGATATGGGACTTTAGCAGCACAACGACAGGTGGAACATTGCCCGTCCAATCAGAACTTCTTACCAAGTCTGTAGGCACATCAAGCACATATAATCGTTCCTTATCCATCACTAACAGTGCTAGTGGAAATTATATGGACGATGTCAATGACTCGTATTATGAAAACGATGGGCAAAGCAAGTCAGTTTCAACTAGCAAAACGGATATAGCATAGAGGTTAAAAATGTACATTAAATTAAATGATGGTGTTGCAGAGCCTTACAATTTATCAGCGCTAAAGGCTGACAATCCAAGTGTTTCATTTCCAAAAATGATCACCGATGAAATAGCGGCCGAATACAATGTTTATCCTACTGTAGTTGATACACAGCCTGATTTTAATGTTGCAACACACAATTGTGAGTTATCCACGACAGCAACGCAGGTTGATGGTGTTTGGACTTACACTTGGAATGTAACAGAAAAATCAGCAGATGAAATTACTAACCACAATGACTCTGTAGCCAGGCAAGTCAGAGCAGAACGAGATCAATTATTAGCAGACACAGATTGGAGGGCATCTAGCGATCTCACCTTGTCAGCAGAATGGTCTGCCTACAGACAGGCCTTGAGAGACGTTCCGAGTCAAGCGGGATTCCTCACTCTGTGACCTGGCCTACTGAGCCTGCGTAGTATGAGTCGTGATACATGTCTTTATCCTCATCGTAACGATTGGCGGTGAGGTTCAGTCCGAAGTATGCACACAGGCTTTATGCTTTCGATCACTAGAAACATGCAACTGGTACGCAGACAACCTACAAAGAGGTAGATCTCCAACCACTACAAGAGTCAGCGCGTACTGTAAACCAATCCTGGTAGACCCAGATCAAGAGGGTGTAAGAGTTTACTAATGGCCGCTGAGATTATTGCTGCAGTATCTGCCTGCTCTAGTGCTTACAGATTTATCAAGAAGGCTGCGGCAGAAGGAAAAGACCTGGCCGACATGGGCAGGGCGATTGGTAAGTTTTTTGACGCCAGGGAAGAGATCAGTATCCTTGAGCAGCAAGCTACCACTAGCAGCAAGATTGGAAAGTTGTTTGGAGGAAAATCTGTTGAGTCTATGGCTCTACAAGCGACTTTGGAGAAGGACAAGGCTCAGAGGTTAGAGCGAGAACTGAAAGACATTTTCTTATGGTCGGGCCGAGGTGACCTTTGGGAAGATACCATTAGGCAACGAGCCAGAATAAGAAATATGAAAATAGCCGAGGCTAAGGCAAAAGCTAAAGCCAGGGCAGACATGATAGACCTGATGGTCATAGGCGGAACATTGTTACTCATAGTGGTTATTGTTCTTTCTGTTACGGGTCTTATATTTGGTGCTGAATAGATGACATTAGTTAGGTTAGACATTCCGGCCGGGATTTACAGAAACGGCACCGATCTGCAATCAGAGAACAGATGGCGAGATGCGAATCTTGTTCGCTGGATAGATAAAACCATGCGCCCGGTTGGCGGGTGGCGTGTTAAGAGCGACACCGCTGCTGCGTACAAGATACGCGGAATGCTTGCCTGGAAGGATAACTCTAATGTAAGGCATATCGCGGGCGGTACTTACGAGAAGCTGTACATCTGGAGTCAAAGCGGCACCAGGTATGACATAACACCAACCTCATTCACCTCTGGCAGAGAAGATGCATCCGCATTTACAGGTTACGGCGCGGGCCCGTATGGGTATTACGAGTACGGCACTGAGCGCCCTGATAACCTTACTATCCTGCCTGCTACTACCTGGTCACTTGATACATTCGGTCAATACCTTGTTGCCTGCTCACCAGATGACGGCAAGCTATACGAGTGGCAGCTGAACACTGGCACTCCTGCCGCGCAGATTACCAATGCGCCAACTTCCTGCACCGGGCTCGTTGTAAGCGAAGAACGATTCCTGTTTGCCCTTGGTGCGGGAGGTAATCCTAGATTGGTCCAATGGTGTGACAAGGAAGACAACACGACTTGGACGGCGGCCGCTACTAATGAGGCTGGAGATCTAGAGCTGCAGACGCCCGGAGAGATCCAGTGCGGCATTCGGGTCCGCGGTCAGGTTCTAATACTTACCAATGTTGATGCACATGCGGCTACTTACCAAGGACCGCCATATGTTTATGGTATCGAGCGCGTAGGAACGTCTTGCGGGATCATCAGTAGGAAGGCGGTCGCTACAACTGACCAGGGCGCTATGTGGATGGGACGCAGATCCTTCTTTGCTTATGGCGGCGGAGCTGTAACCAAGATGGCAAGCGATGTCTCTGATTATGTTTTTTCTGATATCAACGTATCGGAGCAGAGCAAGGTCTGGGCTGTCACTAATTCTAGGTTTGGCGAGATCTGGTGGTTTTATCCATCTGGCGGATCGACTGAGTGCGATAGGTATGTCATTTACAATTTTGCAGAAGGAACCTGGTCGATTGGTGAGCTGGCTAGAACCTCTGGCGTAGACCATGGCGCCTTTAGAACGCCTATATGGGCCGATGCGGACGATAAGAAGATCTATGAGCACGAGGTCGGTTTGTCCTACGGATCTCTGGCTCCGTTTGCTGAGAGCGGCCCTATCATGATTGGCAATGGCGATAACGTTGCCCAGGTTACCAAGATGATTCCTGACGAGAGAGCTCAGGGAGATGTGAATGCCACATTCAAGACTAGGTTTTATCCAAACGGCGATGAAACGACTCATGGGCCTTATTCGATGTCTAATCCAACGTCTCTCAGATTTACCGGCAGGCAGATAAGGATCAGGGTAGAAGGCCAGGTGCTCTCAGATTGGCGTGTAGGCGTTAACAGGCTTGATGTAAGGCAGGGTGGCACTAGGTGAGCGAATACGTTCCAGAGCCCTCTGGAGGCGCCTGGGAGACTTGGGCAAAACGC